TGTATATTATTCAGTATATGTCTAATATACATTTAGGCAAACAACAACATAGGCACAATAAAGGAGGCTTACATTATGGCATCATTGGCTGAAATAAGAGCGAAGTTAAAATCTCAAGAAGTGAATCGCTCCACTTCCAACACAGGCGGAGACAACGCCATCTACCCACACTGGAATATCTCAGAAGGTTCTGAAGCAGTGGTTAGGTTCTTACCGGACAAGGACGAGACCAACACATTCTTCTGGACTGAAAGGAACATGATCAAGTTACCGTTCGCAGGTATCAAAGGTCAGACTGATTCGAGACCAGTGACAGTGCAAGTACCGTGCATGGAAATGTATGGGAAAACTTGTCCAGTACTCACAGAGGTGAGACCGTGGTTCAAAGACAAGAGCATGGAAGACATGGGCAGAAAATACTGGAAAAAGAAAAGTTACATTTTCCAAGGTTTTGTCACAACGAATCCACTAACAGAAGACTCAACACCTGAGAATCCAATCAGAAGATTCATCATTGGACCTCAGATCTTCAACATTATCAGAGGGGCACTTATGGATCCAGAGATGGAAGAAATGCCAACTGATTACTTGAAGGGTGTAGACTTCAGGATTACTAAGACAACAAAAGGTGGTTATGCAGACTACTCAACATCAAAATGGTCAAGAAGAGAAAGACCGTTGGACGAGGCCGAGAGAGCCGCGATCGACACACATGGGTTACATAACCTAGGTGATTTCAGACCAAAAGAACCAACCGAAGCAGAGGTAAAGATAATCAAAGAATTATTTGAGAAATCTGTTGAAGGTGAGGCTTATGATCTTGAGCAGTATGGACAGTACTTCAGACCAGCGGGCGTGGCTTATCAAGGTAAACCACAAGTGGCAGTACCAACAGCATCGGCTCCAGTGGCAACACCAGTGGCAGAAGCGGCCCCAACAGCGGCTCCAGTTACTGAATCTGCACCAGCACCACAACCTGAGGCGGCTCCGGCAACGGCGGCACCGGCGGGCGACAGTGCCAAGAGAGCGGAAGACATCTTGAAGTTGATTAGATCAAGACAAGCAAAATAATCTGACATTTTACCAAGGCCTTGATATTGACTGTCAGGGCCTTGTGTAATATAATAAGAGCATGAACAATATTAAGAAAGCGATCGAATGGATCTTATACAAACAGATACCGGCATGGGTGTTGGTAGTATTAGTGATCATTTGGATCTTACTATAGGACGATAACAATGACAAAAGTGTTTGACGCAACCAAATTTAGAAAGAGCATAACAAAATCAATACAGGGTCTGGGCATAGGATTCAGCGACCCCACAGATTGGATATCAACAGGAAACTATGCGCTGAACTATCTGATGACCAGCGACTTTAACAAAGGAATTCCTCTAGGCAAGGTCACAGTACTTGCCGGTGAGTCAGGTGCGGGTAAATCATACATAGCATCAGGAAACATAATCAAGAACGCACAGGAACAGGGAATCTTTGTGATCTTGATCGACACAGAGAACGCACTCGATGAGACATGGTTGCAGGCGCTGGGTGTTGACACTTCGGAAGAAAAACTCTTAAAATTGAGTATGTCTATGGTAGACGATGTGGCCAAGACCATATCTGAATTCATGAAAGGTTACAAGGAACAACACGCTGATAACAAAGAGGGCGCACCAAAGGTTTTATTCGTCATAGACAGTTTGGGAATGATGTTAACACCAACAGACGTGAACCAGTTCGAAGCGGGAGACATGAAAGGTGACCTAGGTAGAAAACCTAAGGCCTTGACAGCACTCGTGAGGAACTGTGTTAACATGTTTGGTAGTTGGAACGTTGGGCTGATAGCGACCAACCACACATACGCATCACAGGACATGTTTGATCCGGATGACAAGATATCGGGCGGGCAGGGATTTATCTATGCATCAAGTATAGTTGTTGCAATGAAGAAACTTAAACTTAAAGAAGATGAAAAAGGTAACAAGGTAACAGACGTAAGAGGTATAAGAGCGGCCTGTAAAGTCATGAAGACCAGGTATGCAAAACCTTTCGAAGGTGTGCAAGTGAAGATTCCTTATGACACTGGTATGGATCCATACAGTGGACTGGTGGACTTGTTTGAGAAAAAAGGTTTGCTAGTACAGACAGGAAACAGATTGAAGTATATTGATAAAGCAGGTAAAGAACACATAGACTTTAGGAAAGCATGGGTTGGAGATAAATTAGATATGATTATGGCAGAGTTCAAAGAAGGAGCACCAGTTGAACAGCCAGAAGAAATAAAAGAGGAAACTAAAGAGTAATGATCGACTTTACACACGAAGACATTGAAAGGTTGTGGGATTCTGTGGTACACTACGTACCTGAAAGACAAAAATTAGATATGGCAATCGATTTCATAAAAAGCCTAGAGGACATCGGTGTTGAACACGATGAGATAAAAGCGTCTGCTGAATACGATCCAAAACTAGAAGAAGCAATCAACACTGTGTTCGAGGAAGACGAAGAGTCAGACGGATACGGCGAAGATGATTAATTGGTATAACGAAGTCAGCAGGAACCTAAGCAAGATACCAGACTGCATAGCACATTTTGACAAGGAACTAATAGAAGCGAAGAAACAGTGCAAGATATATGGCAATCTAGAGAAAGCCAGTGCGGCACTACCGGGCATAGTTGAAGAAAGATTTGGCCAATTACAGCAGTTAGAGGCAATACTAGAATATCTAAACATAGAGTTGAGAAGATTGAGATCAAAAACGTTTAGGAAATATTTAGAAAATTACAACAGAGCGTTATCAAGCAGAGATGCAGAAAAATATGTCGACGGCGAGGATGATGTAGTGGACATGGACAAGATTATAAACGACTTTGCTTTGATGAGAAACCAATGGCTAGGCATCACTAAAGGACTGGATCAGAAACAATGGCAGATCACAAACATTGTTAAACTGAGAGTGGCAGGAATGGAAGATGCAGACATCAAATAGAATCATACTTACAGACGTAGATGGTGTTTTATTGGAATGGGAACACCATTTCACTAAATGGATGTTGCAACGAACACTGTTTGATGACAAAGGTGCAAGATATCATCCGTACAGATTGTTGCCAAACAAAGAAAACACATACGAAATGGCAGAAAGATTTGGCTTAACAAAATCTCAGATCCGGAGAGAGATAAGAGAATTCAATCGCAGTGCATGGATGGGTACACAACGTCCAATGCTGGAATCACAGACATGGGTAAAACTATTGGCGGCCGAAGGCTGGACGTTTATTCCCATAACTTCACAGACTTCAGACATACCAGCACAACAACTTCGTAAGAAAAGATTAGGCGAACTTTTTGGCGAACACATATTCACAAATTACCATATTCTCGGAACAGGGGCGGACAAAGACAGTGCATTAGCGGAGTTTCACAACACCGGACTGTATTGGGTCGAGGACAAGCCTCATAACGCTGTAGCCGGGCTCAAATACGGTTTAAAGCCTATATTAATAGACCACCCATACAATCAAGACTTTGATCATCCTGACGTTATACGTGTAAGTAATTGGAAAGAGATACACCAAATACTTTCAGGAAGAAAATGAAGATCTACGTAGGACACGACAGCAGGGAAGATATTGCTTACCAAGTTTGTGAGCACAGTATCAAGAGAAGAGATCCGTCTGCAGAAGTAATTCCTTTGAAACAAAAACAGATGCGAGACCAAGGCCTTTACACACGTCCCGTTGACAAACTAGCCTCTACAGAATTCACGTTCACAAGATTTTTTGTTCCGTATATGAATGATTTCAAAGGATGGGCAGTATTCTGCGACTGTGATTTTCTATGGAAGATTTCGTCGCATGAATTGATCAAATACTGCGACAACAGTAAGGCGGTGGTCTGTGTACAACATGATTACGCTCCAAAAGAGACTACGAAAATGGACGGACAAGTACAGACAGTGTATCCAAGGAAGAACTGGTCAAGCATGGTACTCTGGAACTGTGAACACCCTAAGAACAAAATTTTAACACCCGATTTACTAAATCAAGAATCGGCCAAGTTCCTACACAGGTTCAGTTGGTTAGATGATAACGAAATTGGATCATTGCCCATGGAATACAACTGGCTTGTTGGTTGGTATAAAGAACCAGCCGATGGCACACCAAAAATACTCCATTACACAGAAGGAGGGCCATGGTTTGATGGCTATCGTGACTGCGAGTATGCAGACGACTGGAAGAAAGAACTAATCAATTTATTCAGTGCATAATGAATTGGGAGAAACTCAAACCAAATCATTTTTTTAAAAATCCTGTGCCCTACGTTTATGCATCAACGTTGGTAGATACTGTTGAATATGACAAATTATATGAAAATCAAAACAATCTTACTCATCGAGTTTGGCAAGACTTTGATAAAAAATACAAGACAGGTTTCCAATTCTACAACGACATAAGCGAAATAAATTTAAAAAAAAATTTAATATGTGCTTGGTTCTTCAAAGAGAGAAATGATCAAAGTGGCGGCGAAGATATTTTGATTGCTGGTAAAAAAATAAGATATTTTCAAAACACATTCATAATAACAAGATCAAAAGATATTGAAATCCTAAAAAATCAAAAGCGTCAATACATAAGGAGACCTTTTATACAGTTAGATCTCAAAGAAAGTGTTTGGGATAATATATTAAAAAGATTCAATAAAAGTTCTTAAAGCGTCAACATCTGCATTCAAATGTCTATCCCGGACTTTTGTCCATACAAACTCATCTCGATTAGCAATATTGAAATTTGATCTTATTTGTCTAGCCGCATTATCATTCATTATCTTTTTGGCTTTGAACTCCACTGTGGGAAGATACAAGCATCTGTTCAATTTCCTAGCAACTTTCTGTGTGTAGGAATCAACGTGCCAATGCCAGAAAAAGACCGGGGCCAAATAACCCAAAGTATTTGTCCAGTTCTTGTGGACAGCAAAATGTGCCGCCGGTAAAGGCTTGTCGGGCCACAATGCTATTTTGTCACTATAATCTTTATTACCTTTTACCCTTCCGTCACTGGGCACGACCATTAAAATTTTATCTTTGAAATTATCAAATTGGTCTGAAATAATCTGATCCCAGTTTTGTGTTTGTACCTGCACGTCATCTCCCATCAGCATCACTATGTCATTAGATGCTTTTTCACACATGAGATTCCAACTGTAACAAGTTGATTGATTTGGTCCAACTGTATAATGCTTGTCATCTAACAAGTCTTTATATTCTTCTAACTTCGGATCATCGTCATTTAGATAAAAAAGAAATTCGGTGTTTCCTTTTTGCGTTTTGGTTGCGGTATCGATTAACCTTTTTGCAAGTTCGGGCCTACCCCTAGATGGACAGCAAAATGAAATCATATCAATTTATTTTTCCAGGTATCTGGTGTGATGTCATTTACAATTTCCAAAGGTAAGTGGTACTGGAATTTTTTTATTCCTCGTGTCCTGATGTAATCAGCGGTCTTCTTAACAGACTGTCTCATGTTTGTTGCCGTTTTATATCCCAATAACTTTCTTGCCTTGTCAGATGAACAAACAGCGAGTTTCACTTCTTTTGGTCTGTCTTTATGATGGATAGGATCTAAGTTCAATCCTGTTTCGTTAGCACAGGCCTCGGCCAGTTCATTTATTGACACGGGCTCCTCGTCTGGCCCTATGTTGACCACCTCCCCAACAACGTTGTCTTGAAATGCTAGGGCATTGAGGCAGTAAAGGCAATCATCTATATAACTGAAACACCTTTGCTGTTCACCATCTCCATAAATGATAGGTTGTTTACCTTGTAACATTCTGTTCAACATGATCGACATCACATTTCTGAAAGGGTCATCATATTTTTGTCTCGGACCAACTATATTATGAGGTACTGCAATCACGTACTCAACTCCATGTGTTTCACATAAATTTCGTAGTACATCCTCACCGGCTTTTTTTGCAATTCCATATGGGTCCTGTGGACGGCATTCATAACTTTCTTTGTATGGGAGTTCATCATGATGACCATATCTTGCCATGCTTGAACAATACACAATACGTTTTACTTTGTTCCTGATAGCGGCTGTGATCGTTGTCACCGATGCTTCAAAAATGTTCTTTGTAACTAAAACGGGCGAAAATACAGAAAGACCCTCATAGGCAGTAGCGGCCGTATGATACACGATATCGCAATCTTCCATTGCTTTGGTCATGTTTTCTAAATCGCAACAGTCTACTTGATGAAATTCAACATCTTGTGGGACATTGTCTGTGTAACCGCCTATCATGTTGTCATTTCCGGCAACTTTATGACCTTGTGAGATCATCAAATCTGCTAAATGTGATCCTAAAAAACCAGCGACACCTGTTATAAAAATTTTCATTTTTGATATTTAATTTGTATCATGACCTGTAAAAAACTTTATCTGGCCAATGATCCATAAGCACTTTAAAACCTAACGATCCTATGTATTTTTCAACTTCGATATTATTACTACCGTATTTTTTTGTGTTGTTGTTCAATTCGATCATGAGGTATTGTGTTGTTTTCAGTGTATCTTCGGCACCTTTGATAACTTGCATCTCATACCCTTCTACATCTATCTTTATAAGATCAACGTTAGTAAAATTAAAACTGTCCAGCGTAACCATTCGTATCGTGCCCTCTTTATCGATTCTTTTGGCCTGTGTGAAATCGTCTTTTGTGAGAGATATATTTTTTGATTCGGATCCAACCGCTTCCTGTCTGGGATCACAATTAATTGTGCAATTTCTCTGTAAACAGATGAAATGGGTGCTGTCTGGTTCGAACGCAACAACCTTTCTCGCAAATGGTTCTATAGCCTTTGACCACGTCCCGCACCACGCACCAACATCTAACACGGTTCTAAATTTTTTTTGTTGCGATGCACAATAATCAATAAACTTCAATAGACATTTATTTTGAGTAAATGGCTTACCTTGTTTCCAATCGTTTATGTGTATGTCATTACTAGGAACCCAGAAGCCGTTTACTTTTTCAATTTTCATAATATTCCTTTGTCCATTAACACCTCCATTGCAGTGCCGTTTTCATATTCTTCAGGGGTGAACTGTTGATATGCCAGACTATAAAGCCATGGTTCCGGTCCACAATAATAAGGATTTTCAATGTCGGCCAACTCGGTACTTCCAACCGCGGTGGCAAAACTTTTTTCATGGCAGAACACCGGAATACCATGACACACGGCCTCTACCGCCGCGATACTACAACTAGTAACCACACACCAGGCATCTTTGAGATCCTCGGACAGGGGCACCTTGGCCTCACTTGGTCCTGATGTGCCCCTTCCCCTAGGCTTGTGTCGAAGTCGGATAGGTCTGTCTGTGTACCTTTTAATCTGTTCTATGGTTTCGTTTGTCCACTGCGGTTGCTCGAGATATGAATTTATTCCGGCCGAACTTGGGCAAACAAGCACATGTTTTCCTGAAAATGATGGTGCTTTAATTTTTATTCCAAACTTATCAAACCTATCAGATTTACAATCTTTTATAAAATCCGAATGGATAGCGTTCTTACAAATACGCCAATAATGATTGTCTGGTTTGAGATTGTTGTTATCAAATCTTCCAAAGTAAGGAGTATCAGTAAACCAGTATGTATGATTACGTGCTTCCAGTTTTTTAACCATTTCTCTGTTGTTACCAACAAACCCCCAAAACATGCTGTTACTAACCGGATCGTTCTCTTTTGCATTATCCAACTTAATAACTTGGTCGGGCCAGGATTTTTCTACACCTCTAAACACTTCCCACGCTTTGCTCTTTGGATTACTTAATGGAGAGTAAATTGTTAGCATCTATAAATTCCTTAAGGTAACCAGCCCATTCTTTATGGCCTTGTGCGTTAGGATGGGGGTCTCCTGGTTTACAATGTTGTTTGTGTTCCACTGTGTAATCCAAGTGGCTAGTCTCGGGCCTAAAAAATCTTTTGGTGTCTATCGTATCAAACAAAAGTTTTACGTCGGGATTTGATATTTCTGCATCGGATAATGTGTTGTAAAAGACATAAGGATATTTTTTCCTATGGAAAAAATCCTGTAAGTCAACTAATGCAAGTATTGATTCTATCTGCGTCATTTGATCAAGATCGGCTCCTGAATTAAAAAGGTATCTCATAAAAGATTTAGTATTGTTATCTCTGTTTGGATCCCATGTTTTCCAAGTGGTTTTCATCGATGGGAATTTATGAGCTTTATACCCGTCATTGGTTGGATAGTCGAATCTATTACCACCGCTTGAGCCTATCAAGAAAAAACATTGTGAAGCCTTTTCGGGAAATTTTTCACACCAGACGCGAGTTGTCCATGCCAACCTTTTTGATCCTCTTCCCCCGTTTGCCAGATTGGTATCAATTTTCAGATTCAACAATTCTGCCAGTTCTATACCACAATGTGTGTGTACACCGTCTCGTGGTCGCGTGGTCAAAAAAGAACAACCGTTTATGAACATATTGGAAACCTGCATACGATAATTATATACTAGTTATTTCCGTATGCCAATAGTAAAGAATATAAATTCTGTTCAATATTTCTTAAATCGTTTTCCTACAATAGACAGTGGATATGATTATTCAGTTGCTTACCACAAAAACGCAGAGTCGGAGTTCACTTCATTGCCTACTTTTGTGGCAGAATTTTTTGATTGCAAAGTTAACACTTGTCCAGTATTGATCACAAACGAAGGACACATGGTGACTGACCACGTCTGGCGACTCACACACCTGAGAAAACATAGACCCGACAAGTCGCACAAATTATGGAAGGAATGGGGTGATACCGTAGATATCAACCTGCCGCCTGTGACCAAACAGTTCAACGAGACATACACCTATGTGTGGTTACCCATAGACGAGGAGAGCGCCAACAACCCATGGCACGTTTGGATAGACATGATATCAAAATTCAGATTGATAGAAAAGAGATGGTCCACAATGTTTACGAAATATATCTTTGTGTTGCCTAATCCCAGCCAATACCTAGACAAGATAGCAAAAGAATTCTTCACAGATCTCAAATACATGGTCATGCCAAAGCACGAGACATGGCAATTCAAACACCTCATTGTTCCCAGCATGAGTAATCATCAGGACGGCATAATCACACCACACCTAGCACCATGGACTAGAGTTTTGAAAAATATACTAAAGGTAGGTTCTGACAGAAAAAGAAAGATATTTGTCACGAGGAATGATGCGAAAACACGCAAACTGCTCAATGCCGAGAAACTGATGATGGCCCTTAAAGGATGGGAGACAGTCACATTGGAGGAATTGCCGATAATAGAACAAGTGAGGTGTTTCTCAGAAGCATCTCACGTGGTGTCAACTCACGGTGCGGGACTTACTAATCTGCTTTGGTGTGAACCTGGTACAAAGGTCATAGAGATACAGGATCCAAAAATGCTTCATAAAAAAGTTTATCCGATTCTGTCACATCACCTTGGGTTGAAACACGAGGTCTATGTGGCCAAAACAGTTCCTATAAACATAGGAAACAAAAAACCCCAAGGAACAAAAAAATGGCAAATGGTCAATCTTGAGATAGATGTTCCTGATTTGATTAGACATATAGATTGAGAGAAACTATAATAACACTATGATCTACCTCAGTAAAACACATCGAGACTTAACCGAAAAATACATAAGATTTGCCCAAAATGGGATTCCGGGATCTAAGATATTACCATACAATAAGATATTAGAAACCAAAGATGCCAGTGAAGTTTGGCTTTTTGGTATACTAAGGGGAACAAATTTGGTCTATGAACACTGTGTAAAAAATAATATTAATTTCTATTACATGGACCGACCTTACTGGGGCATCAGTAGGCAAGAACCATACTTCCTACGTATAGTGAAGAATGGCCATGTGAAAAACACGATAGAAGATAGACCCGATGATCGTTTCAAAGCAACATTTCCTTTTGACCTCAAATCCTATCATAGATCGGGCAAGAAGATAATGGTCTGCCCGCCCACCTCTTCGATCAGCACTTTCTTCAAATGTGAGAATTGGTTATCACAAACGATCAGCAAGTTAAAAGATAATACAGACCGAGAGATAGTGATCAGAGATAAACCATACAATCCCGAAGCATACATAGATACCAATGGTGAGATGCGCACAGGTCAAAACAACACCAATGCGCCCAAAGAAAAGATAGACTGGCGTGAGATACATGCTGTGGTGACGTTCAACAGTTCTATAACGATAAAGGCACTTGCAAACGGAGTGCCAGTGTTTACAGATCAGAACAACTGTGCCTACCCTGTAGCCGAGTCGGACCTAGGCAAGATAGAAACTCCAAGATACGAAGATCCAAGACCGTTATTCTACAGCCTGGCCTACGGACAGTTTACGGCGAAAGAGATGAGCGACGGCACAGCAAAAAGGTTGATCGATGGACGTTGAAATATTCCGTAGGACGGTGAAAGATAGGAAACGTGGTGCAAGTTGGCAACTGCTCCAACACATGGCAGAAGGAATCAAGGCGTGTGGAGATAACCCCATAATAGTAAACGAACACAAAGAAGGACCATGGACTGCCGATGAGATGGAACCAACTGCTCCAATAGGTTGCATGTTTGGATACGGTGGCAAGAATCAACCACATCACACCAAAGGACGTAGGAGAGATCTTGTTGAACGTGCAAAGAAAAAAGGCATATACATAATCACATTCGACGGTGGCATACTTTCAAGTTTTGGAAACACCATCACACACCCCCGACACCACTGGCGTGTGAGCCTTTACTCTCCAATGAACAACGGCAACTTCTTGAGTGAAAACAGTCCCGGAGACCGATGGCAAATGATGAAGGACTTATGGAATATAAAATACGAACCATGGCGTAAATCAAATCAAAACGACCCAATCTTATTTGGCCTACAACCCAAGGACAACTGGAGTATGGACGAACTAGATCCAATCGATTGGTTCAATAAAGTTTATGAAAAATTGCGCCCTGCGACAGAAAGGAAATTTTTGATCAGACCTCATCCAAACCACATGGCTCAAATGATAAAACGTAAAAACGAATTTCCGGAAGATTGTGAACTGATAGAAGGGCCAAAGTCCTTCGCCGGAGATGAGAAAAAATATTACAGATTCAACTTCCAAGACGCTTTAGGTAATTGCCATGCTTTTGTCACTCATAATTCTACAGCCAGCGTTGATTCCTGTGTTCGTGGAATCCCCACTTTCGTCACCTCGAATCTTGCACTTTGTTGGCCGGTAGCCAATCAAGATCTAAACAATATCGAGACTCCTATATATCCTGATAGGACACAATGGGTTCATGACATAGGATACAAGATGTGGAGCACAGACGAGATACGTTCTGGTGCAGTATTCAAAAGATTTAAAGAAAGACTAGGTTTTGATGCATAGAAGAATTAGTGTCTTAAAAAATCAATATGACAACATACCAAACCTTATCTTAAGTTTCCCACGCTGTGGCCGTACGTGGATGAAACACTTGTTTGGGCACTACATTGCCCAAAAATATCAAGTAGAGTTCAGCAAATGGGTAGACAGACCAAGGCCCGGGATACCTAGGATATTATTCAGGCACGATTGGATGAGTACAACAGGACACATACCATGGCAAGAATATTTCGCCATCCAGGACAGATGCAAGTTCATATTCAGCGAGGAGATGAAGAAACAAAACATAATATATCTTTTCAGAGATCCTTTAGATGTATTGTTCAGTTATTGGCCATATCTTCAGAGTGTTCCATACAAAAATTTCCAACCACCCAAGCACACAGACATCATAGACTTTGCACACAACAAACAATGGGGTTTTGATATAATAATAAATTTCATGAACGCACAGTTAGACCATTTTCAGCAACACCAAGGCAAAAAATTGATTGTGAAATATGAGGATCTAAAGAGAGACGACGATGCGTGGAGACAAATGATCGAACTAATATTTGGATCCTACGCGGATGCCTGGGACAAAGAAGCATTTAACTACGCAAAATCCCAGACCACGTTCAGTAAGATGCAGGAGAAAAACAAAGTAGACGTGCCGGACGAATTGAAGTTTTACAGAAGAGGTGGTTCAAATTATATAGATGAACTACCAAAAGAAAAACAAAATCTTTTATTGAACTGGCCTGGATACAAAGATTTAAATAGGAGAATAAATGAAAATTAAAGTTATCACATCCTATAAACCTGGTTGCTGGAAAGAATACGGTAAAAAGGGAATCGAGTCTATGGCAGAACATTTTCCAAAAGAGATCGACATAGTTGTATACACAGAAGAACCCAAACCTGAATGCAAGTATGATAGAATACAGTGGATAGATCTCAACAACGCCGAATCAGAACTTATTAAATTTAAAAATAAACACAAAAACGATCCTGTCGCTAATGGTGAGTTACAAGAAATACCAGGAGGGGTACGACGTCCTGCAGAATTGCAAGTAAAAGGCGGAGCAGACAAAAATAAAGGTTCATTCTTGTGGGCGGCTGTTAGATTTGCAAACAAAGTTTTCTGTGTTGTAAATGCTGTACGTAATTCCAAAGAGTATGATTATGTTGTTTGGATAGACGGAGACACATTTACCTTTAGACCAGTACCGATGAATTTTTTCAAGGAAATATTGCCAAAGGATAAGATGTTGACATACCTAGGCAGGGAAAATCCAAAATTAAATGATGGTGGCAAGTATCCCGAATGTGGTTTTGTTGGATATAACATGAATCATCCTGAAATACAAAATTTTGTTAACGATTGGGAGAAACTTTACGTTACAGATGACGTTTTCAAATTACTGGAATGGCACGATTCCTATGTGTTTTGGCACTTATCTAAAATTTACAGACGAGAAAGAGCAGTCGAAGTCAACGACATAGGATATTGGAAAGGTGTCAAGGGCCATCATGTGTTCGTGAATAGCGAATTAGGACAATACATGGACCACATGAAAGGCAAACGTAAAAAGAGGGGAACATCGGCTAGGAGCGATTTAAGATCTGTGCCCACAATAGATTATTGGAAGAAAGCACCGCCGTCACTGACATGAAAATAGAAGTATGGCCGCAGTATGGCCCCCAAAACAGCAAACCCATATTTAACGCATTCATAAAAAGTTTGCAGGATGCCGGAGAACAAATTTATGTCAACAGGCCGAGCGACAATGCCGATGTGGCCGTGATCTGGAGTGTGCTTTGGAGAGGTAGAATGCAACAGTATCATAAAATTTGGAATGATTACAGATCGAAAGGCAAGCCTGTGGTGGTTCTAGAAGTAGGAGGGCTACGTCGTAATAAAAGTTTCAAGGTAGGGATTAATGGAATAAACCGAGATGCAGATTTTGCCAATCAAACATTCGATGACAAAAGATGGCCATTGTTCGAACACGAGTTACGACCATGGAATCCAACCGGAGACATGATTGTAATTTGCGGACAACACGACAATTCCGAACAATGGAAAGGTCTCCCCAAGATGTCTACATGGATAGAACAACAGATAGTTGAGATTAGAAAGTATACCACTAGACCAATATTGGTCAGACCGCATCCTAGGAATCAAATCAATTTCAATGAAACAAAATATGAAAACGTAAAGGTGAGACTGCCTAAAAGAGACTTTAGGACATACGACGACACAGATTTCAAGGCAACCCTAGAAAGGACATGGGCAGTGGTGAATCATAGTTCTAATCCTGCCATGGAGGCTGTCATAAGAGGAATACCTGTATTTGTGTCAGAATCTAGTTTGTGCCACGATGTTGGTAATACAAAAATATCTGATATAAACACACCTGCCATGCCAAACAGACACAGTTGGGCACATAAGTTAGCCTACACCGAATGGTTCGAAGACGAAATATCACAAGGATTGCCATGGGTAAGGATTAAGAAAAGATTGGAGGAAAAGTATCTATAATGCAGAAAATTCAAATAGGAAATAGAAACCAGATAGAACCCATAGAATGGAAACCATACACTGGTGAGACAGTAATTCTTAAAACAATAATTAGAAAAGGCGAACGTATCCAGGAAACCGGTTTCTTTGAAGATAAAGTAAAAGCAGTGCCTAGGGGCAATGCATATTGCATTGGGAACGGTCCGTCTAGGAAGGGATTTGATCTAAATCGATTAAAAGAGACAGGTCAAACATACGGATGTAATGCTTTGTATAGAGATTTCTTGCCTGACTTTATTTTCTCTGTAGATACTAAAATAACGATGGAGATGGTCGAAAACGAAATAGGCAAGAAAACCATACATTATGCACCATCATTAGAAGTGAATCGTAAGCAAAGTAAAGGTATGTTGCACCTTATACCAAATAATCCACACTGGATATCTGGTAATGCCGCGTTCTGGACCGCAGGTGTACATGGACACAAAAACATTTACCTGTTAGGATATGATTTCAGAGAATACGGATCAGGACAACTTAACAACATTTACCAAAACACAAATTGTTACGGCGAACGTAATGATAATAAAATTTTTGAAGGTTGGCTAAAACAATTCCGGGATATGTTAAAAATGCGTCCTTACGTGAACTACACAATAGTTCATGACAATCCACCTGATTATCTGAACTACCTGCAAACTGGTGTTGATCTTAAAAATAGTAAAATTATAAGTTACAAGGAATTTGAGAAAGTGTTAGCACCTAGTAAGGCCTAATCCAGCACGTCTAAATTTTTCTTTCCACGCAAAAAAGTTTGAATTGTGGTTTGAATATGGATCTTTCAACCAAGTCATTTGGTAAAGATGTACCATCTCATGTGCCAAGGTTTCAACGAAGTCTTTCCATTTTGGAAACTTACAGTGTAATTCTATGTAAAAATCAACGTCTATGTGGTATGGTATTTTCCTTTGATCAAACTTACCTTTTGGTGTTTTTCTATTATCCCAGTTAGCGACACACCTGCCCCAATCTTTGTGTAATTTTTTTACATGTATTTCCACAATTGGTAATCTGCTGTTGAACAACCCCTTGTTTATTATTCTGAACCATGTGTAGGCTTGTTCTAGAGTGGGTCGAAATCCCACAGTATTTTTATACCTAGCCGCGGTGTTT